AGGAATGCACTCATAGAAAAATACGAAAAAGAACCTGAAAAGACAATAACATCAGAGTCGACAAAGCTCCCTAAACCTACGGGTTGGAGAATGTTGGTATTGCCTTTTAAAATGAATACTAAAACTAAGGGTGGAATTATCTTAGCTGAAACATCTTTAGAAAAACAACAAGTTGCATCGCAATGTGGACTCGTACTTAGAATGGGACCAGATTGTTACGGAGATAAAGAAAGATACCCAGACGGTCCTTGGTGCAAGGAAAAGGATTGGGTGATCTTTGCAAGATACGCAGGATCAAGAATAAAGATAGAAGGGGGTGAAGTTAGAATGTTAAACGACGATGAGATTCTAGCGACCGTGGATAACCCAGAAGATATCATCCACGAATTTTAACATAGGAGGAAGCTATGCAAGCTGACGATAAAACAGTCGACATTGATACATCAGGCCCTGGTGCTGAAGTACAATTAGAAGAAAATAAAAAACCAGAAAATGAAACAGTTGAGGTTCAAAATGAAACAACTACTGAAGACAATGTTCAGCCCGATGATACATCTGAGAAATCTGATGAGCAGTTGGATGTTCGAGGTGACGAGAACAGTGAAGAACAAAAGACAGAGAAAAAAGAAGAAGAAGTAAAAGACGAACACGAAAAGTATAGTGATGGCGTTCAAAAAAGAATTGCTAAACTAACTAAAAAAATGCGTGAAGCTGAAAGACAAAGAGAAGAAGCTTTAGCATTTGCTAGAAGAATACAAGATGAAAATAAATCTTTAACTTCTAAAGTGAACGTTTTAGATACAGACTACGTGGCTGAGATGGAAGGCCGAGTCAAATCTTCTTTATTAGCAGCACAACAAAAGTTAATTGCTGCTAGAGACGCAAACGATAAAAAAGCAGAAGTAGAAGCTTTAACATCTATTTCTCAACTTGGTTATGAGCAAGCTAAAGTAGCAGAGCTTAAAACTAAACAAGAGATGGAGAAGAAAGTAGCTGCTGAAAAGCCTAAAGAACAGGCACAACCTTATCAACCCGCACAAACACCACCTGATCCAAGAGCAGAGGATTGGGCTAGTAAAAATGACTGGTTTGGTAAAGATAATGCCATGACATATACTGCTTTTGATCTTCATAGGAAACTAACTGAAGAAGAAGGCTTTGATCCACAGACTAGTGAATATTATAAGGAAATTGATAAAAGAATAAGACTTGAATTTCCCCATAAATTTGATACACCTGTGGAGAAGACGACAAGTAAACCTACACAAACCGTTGCATCTGCAACGCGTAGTCCAAAGACTAGTCGCAGATCGGTAAAACTCACACCAAGCCAAGTAGCAATTGCTAAAAAATTAGGTGTGCCACTAGAAGAATATGCGAAACAACTGATAAACACGAAGGAGGTATAGGCATATGACAGATAAACAACCAACTCGTGCGAGCCAAACAAGAGAGAAAACAGAACGAAAAAAAGTTTGGACTCCACCATCGTACTTAGATACACCCAACGCGCCGGACGGATTCCGACACAGATGGGTCAGGACAGAAGTTCTCGGGTACGTCGATACTAAAAATGTACAAGGAAGATTAAGGTCCGGGTACGAATTAGTTAGAGCAGACGAATACGGCGAGGATGACTATCCAGTGATCACAGAAGGCAAATATTCTGGGGTGATCGGGCACGGAGGCCTTGTGCTGACAAGGGTACCAAATGAGATCGCGCAACAACGTGCGAAGTACTACGCTGACTTAGCGAAGGAAAACGTTGAAGCAGTTGATAACGACCTCATGAAGGAACAGGACAGAAGAATGCCTATCAATATTGATAAGCAGTCTCGTACAACCTTCGGTGGCAAGAAAAGTTAATTTTTTAACAATTCAAACCAACGAGTAAACTAAACAAGGAGAAACGAAAATGGCAAACGCGTCATCAACAGGTTTCGGATTGAGACCTTTAAAGAAAGCGGGTCAGAATAGAGACTCTGGCGGATTAGGAGAATATCCTGTAGCAGCATCTGCGACAGCTATCTACAACCAAGACATGGTTGCAATGGCTAACACAGGTACAGCAGCAGTAGCTGCAGCAGCTACGGAGCAGAACCTAGGTTCGTTAAACGGAGTGTTCTTTACTAACACGTCTACAAGCAAGCCAACGTTTCAAAACCACTTATTAGGCTCAAATGCAGCTACTGATATTGTGGCGTTTGTAACTGATGATCCACATCAGATCTACGAAATTAGATCTAATGCAACTGGAGTATCACAACAAACTGACGTTGGTAATACGGCTGAGATCTCTTACTCAGCGGGTGCATCTCCTAATTACATATCTAAAACAACTTTAGATAACAGTACGTTAGGAACTACATCTCAACAATTAAAAATAGTTGGAGTAAGTAGAGACATCGACAACGATGAACTTACATCAGCAAATGTTGTCTGGAGAGTCGTGATAAGCGAACACTTCTTCAAGCAGCATGCAGGTATCTAATAGGAGGATATAATTATGGCGATATCACGTAATCAACTAGTTAAAGAACTAGAGCCAGGATTGAATGCCCTATTCGGCCTGGAATACAAAAGGTATGAAAATCAGCACGCTGAAATTTATACTACAGAGTCATCTGACAGAGCTTTTGAAGAAGAAGTTATGTTGTCAGGTTTCGGACAAGCGCAAACAAAACCAGAAGGTTCTGGTGTAGCGTTCGATAGTGCTCAAGAAACTTTCACAGCGAGATACACTCACGAGACAATAGCTCTTGGGTTTTCAATCACTGAGGAAGCAGTTGAGGACAACCTTTACGACAAACTAGCTTCAAGATACACGAAAGCTTTGGCTAGATCGATGGCAAACACAAAACAAGTGAAAGCGGTTAACCCGTTAATTCAAGGTCTTCCTTCAACGGATGGTTTTGATTCAGGTGATGGTGTTTCTTTATTTAACACTGCTCACACGACAATAGCGGGATCATTTAAAAACACTCTAACTACGCAAGCTGACTTAAACGAAACTTCATTAGAGCAGTCGTTAATCGACATTGCTGCAATGACGGACGAAAGAGGTCTTAAGATTGCTGCTAGAGGTGTAAAAATGATTGTTCCAAGTGAATTACAATTCACAGCTGAAAGACTGATGAAGTCTCAAGGCAGAACAGGAACAGCTGATAACGATGTGAATGCGATTGCATCTATGGGAATGGTTCCTCAAGGTTACAGAGTGAATAACTTTTTAACTGACACGGATGCGTTCTACATCATTACAGATGTACCAAATGGTATGAAGTATTTCGAAAGAGCACCTATCACAACTAAAATGGAAGGTGACTTCGATACTGGAAACGTAAGATACAAAGCTAGAGAAAGATACGTATTTGGCGTATCAGACCCTAGAGGTATTTTCGGCGTAGAAGGTGCGTAATACTTACTAAATTAAAATTAAAAGGGGGCTTCATAGCCCCCTTTTTTTATGCTAAAGAAGAAAGGCAACTATGAAAAACTTCCGTGTACAGATCAGAGCATATGGCTACTATGCAGACTTTGAGATTATCTCAGAGGATGAAGATAAAGCTTTCGAAAATGCACTAGTTGACAAGCTAGGAAAAAATGATATAAAATGGGAGAAAGATGGATTTATTGATTCGTCTAAATTATGGCTAACTTATGAGGAAACCATAGATGCAAATACAAGTCAGAGACCTTTACAAGAAGAAGAGGGGTCTAGAGACAGAATGGGCACTGCATCAGCGTGATAACCAAAGGTATACTTTGGATATGGTAAGAATCGACAACAAAATTAGAGAAGTTGTCAATGCTATTAAAATCGAAGAAGCTAAAATAGCTAATCTTACTAATAAAATAGAAGATGCTGCGCCAGAAGTTTCTGTAGCTACTTAGTAAAAAGCTACATCTTGGATAAATATCAAACCAAAGCACAGGCTCTCTTGCACTCTTGAAAAAATAAGAGTATAACTTTCTTACTATACAATTATAAAAGATCATAGACGCGTATAGTCGACGGCCTAGAGACTATGATCTGTAAACTAGGAGGATAATATGGCAAAAACTACATTCCAAGGTCCAGTTGTATCCAAAGCAGGATTTTTCAACACAGGACCAGGTAACGTTGTAGACGCAGATTCTAGCGTGTCACTTACAGTGGACACACATGCTGGAAGAATCGTACACAATGATGCGGCAGGAGCAGTAACTTATACGTTACCAGCTACTAACGCTAATTCTGATTCTGCAATTGCAGGACCAGGAGCAGACCTAAACAACTTAAGTAACGTTGGTGCAAGATTTGAAATCTTCAATTCTATCACAAAGACTGGAGATTTAGTCGTGCAAGTTGCTAACGCAACTGACGTTATGATTGGTGGTGCATTATTTATTGATGACACTTCTGATAACGTTGTTGGATTTGAGACAGCTTCAACATCTGATACTATTACTTTAAATGGTACTACAACAGGTGGTGTTACTTTTTCAAAAATAATCTGTACAGTTATTGCTTCCGGTAAATGGCAAGTTGAGGTAGTTTCAGGATGTACTGGAACACCAGCAACTCCGTTTAGCGCGGCAGTAAGTTAATAATAAATAACTCGGAGCGCCTGGTAATGCAGGCGCTCTTTAAAATGAGGAGGAAAAACACATGGCAGATACAGTATTAAATACTACAGTATTTGACGGAGCAAAAAAACTTATCACTCACTATAACGTAGTGTCTGATGGTTCAGGTGGCACAACTAAAATTGTTGACGTTTCTGGATTATCTACAAACCCTGCAACAGGTGCAGCTTGTTCTAAAGTTAGACTTGCAAAAGTTAGCTGTAATGTTTCAATAACAGCACAAGTTGATGCTTTAAGATTAGCATGGGATGCTGACACAGATGTTGTATTTCAAACTTTAAATGGTGAAATGGAATACGATTATTCTAGTTTTGGTGGTTTAAAAAACACTGATGCTACTGGAGTGACTGGAGATGTAAATATTGTTCTACCTGCTTGTACAAGTGGAGACACGGGTACAGTAGTTTGTGAGTGGTTAAAGATTTACTAGAGGTTTAAATGGCTAATACTACTTCAGGAACAGCTACGTTCGACAAAACTTTTGCTATTGATGAAATAGTAGAAGAAGCATTTGAACGTATCGGATTACAGAGCGTAGCTGGTTACCAATTAAAAAATGCAAAAAGATCTTTAAATATTCTTTTTCAAGAATGGGGTAATAGAGGTATTCACTATTGGGAAATAGATGAGACTAATTTAGATTTAATTGAAGGACAGTCAGATTACGACTTTTTTAGATCATCTGATGATGGTACAAGTGCTACTACAACACCTTCAAATGGTGTCTACGGAATGTCAGATGTTTTAGAGGCACAATTAAGATCTAATAGAACACAAACTACACAAGCAGACTCACCAATGACAAAAGTAGATAGATCTACTTATGCAGCGTTTTCAAATAAATTATCAAAAGGAACACCTAATCAATACTGGGTAGAGAGATTCATAGACAAAGTTAGAATACACGTTTATCCAACACCAGATTCTACGAACGCATCTAAAGACATGCATTTTTATTTTATTAAAAGAATACAAGATGTTGGAGATTACACAAATGCAACTGATGTACCATTTAGATTTGTACCTTGTATGGTATCAGGACTTGCATATTATTTAGCACAAAAATATGCTCCAGATAAAACTCAAACTCAGAAATTATTATATGAAGATGAGTTTGCAAGAGCATTAGCAGAGGATGGGTCAGCTTCAAGCACGTATATTACGCCTAAAGCTTATTACCCAGGAACATAATGGCTAAATTTGCAACAGGTAAATACGCAAAAGCAATATCTGATAGATCAGGGTTAGAGTTTCCATATAAAGAAATGGTTAGAGAATGGAATGGATCTTTAGTTCATGTGTCAGAATTTGAACCGAAACAACCACAATTAGAACCAAAACCAATGAATGGTGATTCGATATCTTTACGTAATGTAAGACCGGATAGAACAGAAACAGCGGTGCCTAGACTTTTACCTTTAAATTCTTTTACAGCAACAAGTGGTTCAGCAGTAATATCTGTTAACGAACCTAATCACGGTAGATCTACTAGTGATACTGTAAGATTTAGAGATGTGGAATCTGTTGGTGGCATAGCTGCAACCACTATCTCTAGTTCATCAGGATTTACAATTACTAAAACAGATGATAATAATTATACGTTCGGAGCAGGCACTAATGCCTTGTTTTCGGGAACAGGAGGAGGTGGCCTTGCGTCTGCAGGACCGGTCACTATAGTAGCATAATGGCAGGAATTAGTTATACCACTTT